TAGTACAGGTGATAAAGGAGATGCTGGTTCCTCAGGTTCCTCAGGTTCCTCAGGTTCATCTGGTAGTTCAGGTTCTAGTGGTTCTTCAGGATCATCAGGCTCATCAGGTTCATCAGGAACAAGCGGATCATCAGGAACATCAGGAAATTCTGGTTCTTCAGGAACATCCGGTAATTCAGGCTCTTCAGGTACAAGTGGCTCTTCAGGCTCTTCAGGTACAAGTGGCTCTTCAGGAACATCAGGAATTTCAGGTAGTTCGGGAACAAGCGGATCATCAGGAACAAGTGGAAATTCTGGTTCTTCAGGTACAAGTGGTTCAGATGGTTCTTCAGGAACATCAGGTTCATCAGGAACAAGCGGTTCTAGTGGTACTTCAGGTAACTCAGGCTCGTCGGGTTCAAGTGGCTCTTCTGGTAATTCGGGTTCAAGTGGTTCTTCAGGTTCTTCGGGAACATCAGGTTCATCTGGAACAAGCGGTTCTTCAGGAACATCTGGTAACTCAGGCTCTTCGGGAACTAGTGGTTCAGATGGTTCTTCAGGAACAAGTGGCTCTTCGGGTAATTCGGGAACATCAGGTTCAAGTGGCTCATCAGGAAATTCTGGTTCTTCGGGCACAAGTGGTTCTTCGGGAACATCTGGTACTTCAGGTAACTCAGGTTCTAGTGGTTCTTCGGGTTCTTCAGGAACATCAGGTTCATCTGGTACAAGCGGTTCTAGTGGTACTTCAGGTAACTCAGGTTCTAGTGGTTCTTCGGGTTCTTCAGGTACATCAGGTTCTTCAGGTAATTCAGGTACTTCAGGTTCAAGTGGCTCATCAGGATCAAGTGGCTCTTCAGGAACATCAGGAACAAGCGGTTCTAGTGGTACTTCAGGTATATCTATAACAGGAAACCCAGGATCAAGTGGCTCATCAGGTTCAAGTGGTACTTCCGGTTCATCTGGTAATTCAGGTTCATCAGGAACAAGCGGCTCATCAGGTTCATCAGGAACAAGTGGCTCATCAGGTACATCAGGTATATCTATAACAGGAAACCCAGGAACAAGTGGCTCATCAGGTTCATCTGGAACAAGCGGTTCTTCAGGTAATTCAGGCTCATCAGGTACAAGCGGTTCTTCTGGTAATTCAGGAACAAGTGGCTCATCTGGTTCTTCAGGAACAAGTGGAAATGGAACATCTGGTTCATCTGGTAGTTCTGGTTCAAGTGGTACAACAACTATAACTAATGCAAGTAATGATAGAGTAGTAACTTCTACAGGAGGTGTAGGATTAAATGCTGAATCTTGTATGACATTCAATTCTTCTAATTCTTTAACAGTAGGGGGATTAAATACTAATAGTGGGGTATGTAGTACTATAGCAGGTGGTTTTGCTAATAATATTGCTAGCAGTGTTTCTAGAGCATTTATTGGGGCAGGAAATGCTAACATTATATGTAGTAATGGAAATTGTTCTGTTATTGGTGGAGGAACATTAAATAAAATATGTGGTAGCAGTGTTAGTTTTATAGGAGGTGGATCAAATAATACGGTAAACGCATGCCACTCAGCTATACTTGGTGGTATTCATAATACTGCATCTGATAGTTTTAGTGTAATTTTAGGAGGTGAAACTAATAAGATTAATACATCATATACTGGTAGTGGAAATAATTTTATTGGTATAGGTTTTTTTAATAAAATTACGGGATCTACTCATAATAATTTTATTGGTGGAGGTTCCGCCAATACAATTAGTGGAAGTAATTGTGGTATTTTACCTTCTAAGCATAATTCAATATTAGGTGGAGAAAGTAATACAATTTGTGCCTTCCAAAACAGTAATCATAATACAATAGGAGGTGGACTTACCAATAGAATTTGTGTTTATAGTACAGTTTACACCGATAACGGTTATTATAGTGCAAATGGTAATCATATAGGAGGTGGAAGTAATAATACTATAAGTATATGCGGTAGGGCAGGATTTTATTACTGTGGAGATGGTGGTACTAACTTCATAGGAGGTGGGTTTATTAATAGAATTTGTTGCAACTCACAAAGTAGTATTGTAGGTGGTTATGTAAATGTAATATGTTGTTCCGGAGTTCACAATTCAATAGTGGGTGGATATAATAACGTAATTAGAGCATCACGAGGATCTTCAATCCTTGGTGGATGTCAAAATAAAATGTGTTCAAATTCCACAACCCTCTACAATGAAAATCAATTAAATGCTATTGTAGGAGGGAGGTGCAATGCTATAGGATGTGGTGATGCTGATGTTTGTTATAATACAATTGGTGGTGGTTTATGTAATAGAATATGTTGTAATAGTTGTTATAATTTTGTAGCAGGGTGTAGTAACTGTGCTGGTGCTGGTAGTTCTACTAATAATTCCCAAAATAGTGCATTGTTTGGAAAATTAAATAGATCTTGTGGTGATAATAATTTTGTAGCAGGCTGTAATAATAGTACAAGTACTTATAACCAAGCAGCTATATTAGGTACTTATGGTAAAACATCAACAACCTCTAACCAAACAATGGTTTGTACTTTATGTGTACTTGGTAGTTTAAGTAAATCATCTGGTACATTTACAATTGATCACCCAAATTCATGTAAATCAGCTACACATAACTTACATCATAGTTTTGTTGAATCACCAACTGCTGGAGATAATATTTACAGATGGGAAATTGATATTGATGATACACTTCAAGGTGAAGTAATTCTCCCAGAATATTATAGATATTTAAATGAAAATTCTCAAGTATGGATTAATCCTGTAGATAATTTAGGTAGAGCATTTGGTATAGTAAATATAAGTGCTACTAAAGTAAAAATAACAACATCAGACCCTGGAAAGTTTAATATATTAGTTGTTGGAACTAGAAAAGATAAAGCAGCTATTAAAGCATGGAAGGGAGTTGAAACATTGAAAAATGAAGAAGAAATAACTAACTATAAAAGTCAATTTAAATAAAAATTAATATATTTATAATAAAATACAAATGATATATACTTGGAAAATTTACGATCTTGAAAGAACAATATCAACAGGAGTAGTTAATAAAATAACATATGCTTGTGAATCAGAAGATAATGGGTATGGATCAAGAGAAATAGGATATCTTACTATTACTGGTAGTGCATCAGATGAAGGATTTATCTCCTATGATAGCTTAACAGAAGGAACAGTTTTAGCTTGGGTAACAGGATCCGCAGACATAGACACATCAGCCATAGAAACCCTTTGTTCTGCTTCTATTGCTATATCAATCTCAGCATCAGCTGCTGTAACTGAAACAAATGGTATCCCTTGGTAAAATAATTAGGAGTATTTAAATAAGTTACGTATATTAGTTTTAACATAAAAATAGTTATAAATGAATATTATATTTCAAATAGACGGTGGTCTAGGTAAAAGTATTATGTCAACCGCTATGGTTGAAGTTATTAAAAAAAGATATAAGAATTCTTTTCTTATAGTAGTAACAGCATACCCAGATGTTTTTTTAAATAATCCTCACGTAGATGAAGTTCATACTATGAATCAAGTTAATGGGTTATATTTAAAACATATAAAAGACAAAGATTGCAAAATATTTGTTTCTGATCCTTATAGAGATGGTGATTTTATACTTGAAAAACCTATTCATTTATTTAAAACTTGGTGTAAAATATATGGTTTAAAATATAATAATGAACAACCTAAAATTTATTTATCTCAACCTGAAATAGATTATTTTAAACCCTATTATACAACAGATAAACCTATACTAGCCATGCAAGTTAACGGTGGTCCTGCTGGGTTAGGTTACCAATATGCATGGACAAGAGACATACCAGATCCAACAATATTAGAATTAATAGAACATTATAAAAATGATTATACTATTATTCATATAAAAAGAGAAGACCAAAAGATTTATCCCGATACCATGCAAGCTTTAGATGGGCATAGAAGCATAGCTATATTATTACAACAATCGGATAAAAGATTATTAATTGATAGTTTTGCTCAACATTTAGCGGTAGCTCTAAATAAAAAATCAACAGTATGTTGGTCAAGTACTAAACCTGAAATATTTGGGTATAAATTACATGACAACATTAAAGCTGAAAAGTTTACAAAAGAACCAAATCTTTTACAAGCGATATATAACCCTTTTGGGTTATCTGAAGATATTAGTACAATACCTTATAATGATTTAAATGAAGTATTTGATACAAATAAAATCATAACTTCTATAAATAATCAAAAATGATATATTGGTTAACAGGTCAACCCTGTGCTGGTAAAACTGTTTTAGCAGATTTACTACAACAAAATCACTTTCCAAATGCTTATAGAATAGATGGGGATGATATGAGAGATTTATTTTCTAATAAAGACTATTCTATTAAGGGTAGAGTTGAAAATGTAGGCACAGCTCAACGCATTGCTCATTATTTGCATAATCAAGGAAATGATGTTATTGTATCTTTAGTAGCACCTTATTTAGATCAAAGAGAAGATTTTAAAACTCTGTTAGGTGATAATATAAAAGAAATATACGTTCATACAACTGAAGCAAGAGAACGTGACCATTGGAAAGCAATTGCATATATTGCTCCTCAAGATAATTTTATTAGTATAGATACTACAAAAGACACACCTAAAGAATCTTTACAAAAAATAGTAAATCAGATATGAGTAAAAAGTATTCAATGTTTATTGGTCGTTGGCAACCATGGCACCAAGGACATCGTTGGTTAATAGATCAACGTTTAAATAACGGAAAAAACGTATTAATTTGCATTAGAGATATAGAACCAAATGAAAAACAACCTTGGACCTCTGATGAAGTAATGTTAAATTTATCTAAAGAATTAGCAGATTTACTTAATGAAGGTAGAATTAAAATTATCAAAATACCTGATGTTGAGTCAATAAATTATGGAAGAGGAGTTGGATATGATGTTATTGAACATATACCTCCTGAAGATATAAAAGAAATATCTGCTACTAAAATTAGAGCTAAAATGAGAAAAGATGGTAAGTTATAAAAGACACATTGCAAAAACAATATCATGGAGAATTGTAGGTACTATAGACACAATAATACTCTCAGGTATTATAACTGGATCATGGGAATTAGGACTAACAATAGGAGGAATAGAAGTAATAACAAAAATGTTACTATATTTTTTTCACGAAAGATTATGGTATAAATTTAGCAAATTTGGGGTAAATGGAAAAATCAAAAATTAAAGTATACGCACATGGTTCATATGTAGGTCCTACAGGATACAATAATCATACAAGAGAATTTTTTAGGGGGTTATCTAAATTAAATCCTGTAAAAGTAAAAAATTTTACTATTGGTAAATCTTGGGAAGGTTATAATGATGAATGTCATAATAAAGAACAATATATAGATGATATAGATAAAAAATTGTTAGTAGAACAATCTTTATGGGAAGGTGGGTTTGGAAACATACTTACTTCTCAACCTATATATAAAAATTATCCTAATATTTTTAAACATGATGTTAATATTATATTAGCAGAAGTAGATCATCACTTTTTTTATCAAAAATATGATGGTCCTAAAATAGCATATACAGTATGGGAAACAACAAGATACCCAAAATCTTTTTATGATAGATTAGAATTATGTGATCAAATATGGGTTGCTTCTAATTGGCAAAGAAACTGTAGTATAGAACAAGGAATGGACCCTAATAAAGTCAAAGTAATACCAGAAGCAGTAAATAGTAATATTTTTTATCCTAATAATAAAGCTATGCTCCCTGAATACGAAGATGATAGATTTAAATTTTTAATATTTGGTAGATGGGATTATAGAAAATCAACTAAAGAAATAATAGAAGCATTTTTACAAGAATTTGGAAAGGATGAACCTGTAGATTTAGTATTATCTGTTGATAATGTTTTTGCTAAAGATGGATTTAAAAGCACAGAAGAAAGATTAAAACATTATAATTTAGAAGACTCTAGATTAAAAATAAAACAATTTCCCACTAGAGAAGAATACATTAAATATTTACAAAAAGGTCATGTATTTTTATCTTGTGCAAGAGCAGAAGGATGGAATTTACCCTTAATTGAAGCTATGGCTTGTGGTACTCCTTCTATTTATTCTAATTGTAGCGCACAACTGGAATTTGCTGAAGGAAAAGGACTCCCAGTAAAAATTAAAGGAACAACTCCAGCTATAGGTGGAGAATATGTTCCATATTCACAATCTGAACTATCTGGGGAATTTTATGAGCCTGATTTTGAGGATTTAAAAAAAGTAATGAGAGATGCTTATGTAAATTATAAAAAGTATAAAAAAATAGCGTTAAAAGAATCTAAAGAAATAACTAAACAATTTACTTGGGAAAATGCTGCCAAAATAGCAAATAAAGAAATAACTAATTTTGTTAATAATTTACCACCTAACAGAATTGAACTAGATTTTGATAAAGGACCTAAGGTAGAAATAGTAGGCTCCCAACTTAAAGAATATAAAGTAGAATTTATTAATGGATTTAATAATCAAATAGAACACTCAGCTATTATTAAAAATGGTATGTGGACTAAATGTAATAAAGAATACTATATTCCTTGGATAATTAAAATAGATGGTGAAATAGTACATAAATTTAATGTAGAAGGTAAAAAAGTTAAAATTAGTTTTGATTCTAAATCTGTAGGTGATACTTTAGCTTGGATGCCTCATGTGTTAGAGTTTCAAAAAATATATAATTGTAGAGTATGTGTTAGTTCATTCCATAATGAATGGTTTAAAAAATTAGAAGTATACAAAGATATTAAGTTTATAAAGCCAGATACTTCTTATAAGGCATACGTTCAATATAAAATAGGATGGTTTAAAACTAATGGAAAATGGGATAATGGTTTAAAGAATCCCATTCAAGCTAATACAATCCCCTTAATAAAAGCAATAACGGATATTTTGAATGTTCCTTATAGGGAATTAAATCATGGTTTAGATTTTAAACCTAGCAAAAGACCAATAAAAGAAAAATACATTTGTATAGGTCCTAGATCAACAGCTGGGATAAAAGAATGGCCCTATGAAAATTGGAAAGAATTAGCTATTAAATTAAGTAAAAAAGGGTATAAAGTAGTTAATTTATCTTATGAAGGATTTGAAGGTAAAAATATTATAAATAAAAAAGAATTAAATTGGCTTACTACATGGAATTACATGCATCACGCAGAAGTATTTATTGGGTTAGGATCTGGTTTATCTTGGGTAAATTGGGCTTTAAATAAACATACTATAATGATTAATAATTTTATTCCTTATGGGTATGAATTTACTAATAATTTAACCAAAATAGAAAACCACTCAGTAAATAATAATATATGGTCAAACCCTCATTATGTGTTTGATGCTGGAGATTGGGATTGGGATCCTGAATATCAAGGCACAGAAAAACAACATATAGCCCAAAAATCAATAACTGTTAAACAAGTTTATACTAGTGTAATAAATTATTTAAAGAATAAAAAATAAAATTTTTACTTAATGGATAAAAAATTTGTTTGGATAACAGGAGGAGATCAAAATTATTTATTAATGATTGAGGTACTTGCTAAAAGTTTATTAAAATATTCTAAATATAAACTTATAGTATATGGTTTTAATTGTGACTCTAATATTAATCTTCCTAATGTTATTAATAAAAGAATTAATTATTTCCCTAAACATTTAAAAGAACTAAATAGTAAAGAACCAGACTTAATTAATAAAGATTATTCTGTTTATTTTGCTAAATATTTAGCTAATTTAGATTCTTTAAATGAAAATTTTGATAAATTTGCTTGGATAGATGGAGATGCTTTTGTTACTGAACATATAGATAAATCATTAAAATATTTAAATAAATTAGAAGATTATCCCTTATTTATGAAGTATTTTCATAATAATATTTCAAATTGGAAAATACATAATAATATAAGATTAGAAGGAGAATATGGATCAGAATTAACAGGTGTATATAATCATATTCCAAGAAATCCAAATAATAAAATAATAGCAACTGGTTTTTATTTTTATGATGTAAATAGTAAAGATTTTTTTAATAAATGTCTTAGTTGGAATCATTATTTAAATAGTTACAATATAAAAATTTATGTAGATGATAACGCATTTTCAGAAGAAAGAGTAGCAAATTGTATATTATGGGAAGAAAATAAAACATTAGACTTACCTATTACTTGGAATAATTATTATAGTTCAAAAGATGAAACTTTAGTTAATTCCTATTTTTTAAAACAGGGTTTTGATGTAATGTACGATAAAAATACTCTTGAACCTTATTTTGTACATGGTCCTGACCCCTCAATTTTAGCTAAAAGTTCAACAGTATTAAACTGTGCATTTAACGATTATACATCAACTAAACTAATGATAGTAGCTCACCCAGATGATGAGGTAATATTTGGGAGTATAGAATTAATTAAATATGGTTCTGAATATAAAGTACTTTGTCTTACTAATAAATCAAACAAAATTAGGAGTAAAGAATTTAAAAAAGTAATGAAAAAGTTAAATGTTAATTCTTGGGAAATGCTTGATTATGAAGATACATTAAATCCAACTCAAAATTTTAATTTAAAAGATATAATTAGTTGTAAAAATTGGAAAAAAATAGTAACCCACAATCCCATTGGTGAATATGGTCACCCACAACATAAATTAGCTTTTGATGCCGTTAAAAATGAAACCCAAAATTTTTATATTTTTAATAAATCAAGTAAAAAAATAAACCAAAATTATTTGGATACTAAAAATCAACTACTTAGACTATATAAGTCAGAACAAGAAATGTTTAACCAAATTAAAACTAAAAATGGGGATTGGTTTAAAAGTAATTCTGATACTAATTATATTGAATATGAATCAATTGTTAAATATGATGCAAATAAAGATATTACACCTTATATAGCTTGTTATGACAAATAAAAATTTAATAATAATCCAGTGTCATTGTAATACAGAAGAAAAAATTTCTGTTTTAGAAAAAAATATAAAAATTTTAAAAAACCAAAAATTTAAAATTTTAGTAGTATCTCATATTCCTGTAAATCAAACTATTCAAGATAAGGTTGATTATTTTATTTATGATAAAAGTAATCCAATATTACATTGGCCTGATAGAGGTATGATACATTGGATGAAAATAGATTTTGAAAAAACATATAAAGCTATTAATGTTCTTTTTGATTTTGGTTGGACTTCTTTAAACCAAATTTTACTAGCAGGTAATTTAGGTTTATCTTTAGACTTTGATTATTACACTTTTATTAATTATGATATTCAAATTACAGATAATATAATAGAGGCAATACAAAAACCAGTACCTTTATTAAGTAGTAAAGTTGTAGATAACAGGGTAAAAAATAATTTTAGATTCCCTAGTTTATTATTTAATATATTCAGTAAAAAAAATCTACAAAGAGTTTTACCTTTATTTTCAAAAAAGAAATATATAAAGGGTTATTATAATAAAGAAGGTAAAACTATACTTTATAGAGATGCAGAAGAATATTTTGGTGATATTATTAAAAATTTTCATTATGTAACTTTTAAAGACGAAATACAGGATTTAATTAAATTCGAAGAACCTGATATGTTAAATTGTAGTAAACATGATGATTTTAAAATTTTAATACAAAATGATACAACTCATTCTACTGTACATCCTTTACCCCACAGTTCTAAAGCTTTAATATATAATAATAAATCTAAAGGATTTAATTTTATAGTTAATGATAAAGTTATAAAAATTAAAGAAACAAAAAAATTAATACCTTTACCTAAAATTAAAAAAATAGGGTATAGTTATAAAAATAATTTTATTAATTTAATAGAAGAATATAAAAGTTCAAATTATGTTAATATAAATTATGAAGAATTATGGTAGTTAAAAACAATTATTAATATTTATAAACAAAAACAAAATGAGCAAAACAATTAAGTTATCAAAAGAAGAACTAAAAGTTCTTAGAGGTTATCAACAAAATCAAAATCAAATTACTTTTAATTTAGGTAATGTTGATATTCAAAAAGCAATATTAGAAGGTCAAAGAAGTTCAATTTTAGACGGATTAGCAGATTTACAAGAAAAATCTAATAAAACTGCTAAGGAACTACAAGATAAGTATGGTGAAGGAAATATTGACTTAGAAACTGGAGAATTTACTTTAACAAAATAGTTTTTTGAAGGGGTTTCTAATATTTATAATAAAACAATATTAAAATAAGAAAATAAAATGGCAGAAACATTAATATCTCCAGGTGTACTAGCAAGAGAAAATGATCAATCCTTTGTTACCTCACAACCAGTTGAAAGGGGTGCAGCACTTATAGGCCCTACAGCTTTAGGTCCAGTAGAAAGACCAACTTTGATTAGTTCTTTTAGTTCGTACCAAGCAATTTTTGGTGGTGCTTTACAAAGTGGATCAGGTGAATACACTTATCTTACTTCTATAGCAGCAAATCAATATTTTCAAAATGGTGGTAATTCTCTATTAATAACAAGAGTAGCCTCTGGGTCAAGTGCAAATTGGAGCTCTGCAACTTCAACTACAATTCAAAATAATATAGAATCAACAACGTCTGGTTTAGTAGGTAATATATTTAGCGGATTACAAGCAAATCAAGGTAGTGGATCAGCAGCCCCTGCAACATATTCTAATGTAGCTTTAGTAACAGATACTGGAGGTGGATCGGGCGCTACAGCAAATGTAACAACTAGTAATTCAAATGGAATATTAATTAAAACTACTACTTTAGCAATTGTAGGTAGTGCACCTACTACAACATTAGATGCGACTACGGCTGCCCAAGATATTACTACATCTGCGGGTACAGGAGCAACAGTAACAATAACATCAGCAGGTAGTGTTATTACTACAATAACAGTAGTAGCAGAAGGAACTTTATATGCACCAGGAGAAACTGTTACAATAACAGCAGCAACATTAACTGCCCTTACAACATTAGGAACAGTAACGGGTGATTTAACCTTTACTATTGGTCAAGCTAACGTATTAACAGAAATATCTTCTGTACAAATAGTACAAGATGGAACTGGTTATGCTACAGGAAATACAGTAAGTATAGCAGCGGGCGGCATTGGTTCACCAGCTGTAGCACCTACATTCATCTTAACTGATGCAATGATAGAAAACAAAAGAGCATTTGAGCTAGAAACAATCTCAGAGGGTAGAGTAATGAACAATACATTTCCTGTGGGATCAGATACTTCAGGTACTCAATTAGCAGGTGGAGCATTAGTTAGTGGATCAGCCCAAAACTTAAGATGGCAAATTACAAGTGTTAATACTTCCTCAGGAGTATTTTCATTAGCAATTAGACGTGGTAATGATGATACAAATCGTCCTGTAGTATTAGAATCTTTTAATAATCTTTCATTAGATCCATTTGCTTCAAATTATATTTCAAGAGCAATTGGTGATATTTCAACTACTTTAATAACAGAAGGAACAGATACTTTTTTACAAGAATCAGGATCTTTTCCACAAGTTTCTAGTTATGTTAGAGTAAAAACAGTAAATTCACCTACTCCACGTTATTTTGAAAATAATGGTATAGCAAAAAATGAATTTACAGCATCCTTACCTCAATTAGGATCAGGTTCATTTGATGGAGCTTTGGGATCAAATATACCAGTAAATAGAGTAGCTAATTTTTATCAAAATATTAATGCTACTGATTCACAAGGATTAGTAGGATCTGATTACACTAATGCAATTGCATTAATGGCTAATCAAGATGATTACCAATATAATGTAATTTCAACACCAGGTTTAACAAATCAAACACATGCATCACAAATTTCTAGTTTAATGAATACTTCAATTCAACGAGGTGATAGTATTGCAGTAATTGATTTAGTAAGTTATAACCAACCAATAAATACTGTAGTAAATCAAGTAGGTGGAATTGATAATAGCTACACAGCAACATATTGGCCTTGGCTACAAACAATTGATCCAAATTCAGGACAATTAGTTTATATACCAGCATCTACATTTATACCAGGTGTATACGCGTTTACAGATGCTTCAAGTGATCCATGGTTTGCACCAGCAGGTATTACTAGAGGAGGAATGGGACAAGTTGTTAGAGCTGAAAGAAAATTAACATCTACAAATAGAGATACTTTATATGAAGCTAATATAAACCCAATCGCAACATTCCCACAACAAGGGGTTGTAGTATTTGGTCAAAAAACGCTACAAAAAGCAGCATCGGCTCTAGATAGAGTAAATGTACGTAGATTATTAATTACACTTAAGGATTATATTTCTCAAATTGCTGATAATTTAGTATTTGAACAAAATACAATTGCAACAAGACAAAACTTTTTAACACAAGTAAATCCATATTTAGAAAGTGTTCAACAAAGACAAGGATTGTATGCTTTTAAAGTAGTAATGGATGAACAAAATAATACACCAGATGTAATAGATAGAAATGAGTTAATAGGACAAATATTCTTACAACCAACTAGAACAGCTGAATTTATTTTACTAGATTTCAATGTACTACCAACTGGAGCAACATTCCCAGCATAAAAACTAAAAAGATAAATATTTATAATAAAATAAGAAAATAAAATGGCAGTATTAAACCCAAACGAAATATTTTTCACAGCATTTGAACCAAAACAAAAGAATAGATTTATTTGTTTTGTGGATGGATTCCCAGCTTACATTATGAAAGGTGTAGGAGCTGTAACTGTAGAACAAGGAACAGTACCTTTGAATCACATTAATGTTGAAAGATATGTAAAAGGCAAAACAAAATGGGGTACAATTGAATTTACATTATTTGATCCTATTACTCCATCTGGTGCACAATCAGTAATGGAATGGGTTAGATTACACCACGAATCAGTAACTGGTAGAGATGGTTATAGTGATTTCTATAAAAAAGATCTTACAATTAATGTACTAGGACCTGTAGGTGATATCGTTTCAGAATGGATTATCAAAGGAGCAATGATTACAAACGCTTCATTTGGAGATTTTAATTGGGATACTGAAAATGCTGCTCAAGAAATTACAATGACTGTACAACCAGATTATTGTGTATTAAATTTCTAAAAATTTTACCCACCCCTAATTTGAA